CTGAGAAGGAGTTGGGAAAGAGCTAGGAACACGAGCACCAGATCCATATTTGAAGGGGTTAAGTACCGCCCTCATATAATTCTGTTCATCAGAATTAAAATGGATTTTAGGAGCCTCTATCATGGCCCTCTCCATTCTTTTGAGTTTAGCATCGACTGATCGATCTAGACTATTACTATTATTTTTCTTTTTATTTGCTTGTTGTTGTGATACGTCTATTGTTATTTTGTTGTTCTTATTTGTCATTTCGGTCGGGTGCCGCCCAGTTAACAATCTGGCGACTATTCATCACTATTAACTAAATCGCATATCCGTGTAGTCTGTAGGACATTCCAGACAGACTCCATAAGCTTTTAAGGTTTAATTTATACGATTATACCTTACAGAGTCCATCCTTAGTTCACACTTACATGTAAAACAAAGGTGATTTGGATATTTAAAATAGTAACCCCTTCACATCTCTTATATACCGCTCGGTGATTCCGCGGTATCTACTTCTTTAGAAGTGATCCTTACTAAAGTCCTCCCGGGATCTTTTTCCCAGAATGACCATTTTAGGATCAAAACCAAAGAGAATGGAGGCATCCTCCAAACGACTAGGAAATTTAGCTAGTCTACGAAATTCAACCTGTGAGATTCCATCTAAAACATACTTAGATTCCTTAGGTAGTCCCTCTTTATAAAAGAGGGGTTGCTTTGGATCCTTCAAGAACTTCTCTCCATCAAGAAGAGGTTCATTGGGATCAAGGACACAGCGTGTTAAGAGAAAGGTGGAATGGCTGAAAGGAAATGACATATTATGATTTAAAGAATCAACAAAAGCCATCTTCTTAAACATCCTATGATATTCTTTCCAAGAAACCTTGTGGTAATCACTTCGAAATCCCTGATAACGTGATAATAACTGAGAAGCAACACGAAGTTGTTTATCAGTAAAAATATCAGAGATCTTTAGAGACTGAGGTGGTATGGCACCCATACCTCCAAGAGCAGTGGCTCCGAAGAAATTAAATAGTCCTCTTTGTGAGAAGGACTCAATTTCTTCGTGGCGGTAATGCATAAATCTCTGATGAGTTCGAAGTGGATATGATGAGTTGTGAACGACTATATTATACTGGTCGGTTAGAGGCAGGGAAGAGAAATCCCGAAAGGGATTTGCGTCGATTCCTCTTGTTACTTTATTAACGTTACCAAATAGTAGACCACAATTGAGATAATTAATCTTCTCAAAATGTAATACACTATGGCCATCATAATAGTTAGAAAGACTATAATGACAGCGGTAACATTCCGAATTAACGGTAAGAAACTGTCGGCTTGTATAATTTTTACCAATAGATTTCTTAAAACCTGCTAACTTATAACCAAATAGTTCCCAACAAACATCAAAACAAGGATTTGACCGGAAGAGGATATCATCTCCATTGATCAATACAGGAAAGTCCTCCATAGACTGTTTAGTCTTTAGATAACCACGGGGTTTCTGAAGACCATAATGTCGAAAGAGAGAAGGACTATCCTTATAAATGTACTTTGTCTTATCATAAAGACCCAATTTAAGCTTCCATGATTCTATAGGGTGACCATAACAGTCAACATAATCACCATAAATAGCATCATAACAGTTGAAGAAATACTCATCTGGAATGGTGGTAATACTCTCCTCAAAAGGGGAGACTATAGGGAAAGCTCGATCCTCAATATGACACTCACGTGTAAGAAACATGTAGTGCCTAAATGTATTAACATAACAGAGGAAATTGGCAACACAAAGTACAGGAAAAGAAAGTATAGATCCCATTAGTTGACCATTTTGTTGGAAAACAGTGGGACCCATCATGTCATTGACAATCTCTCTCATCTCTAAAGAGAGAGACTCATTCAGAACCTCAGCCTTTTCGTATAAGGCTGAGAGCGTATCTTCATCTACAGAATTTTCGGGGTAGACGAGGAGTTGCTCGTAGAGAATACGGCGAGCAGCTGCTGCCTCTACTTCTGTAACAAAAACAGAAGAGAGATATGACTCTAGAATGAGTTTAGTTAAACGAATATCTAAATT